TTATGTCACAGCCACTAATACTGTCTCACCCAATTGCGGTACAGGAGGCCAAGGTTCTGGAGTCCCCTATGTAGGTCCAACTTGGGATGTGGATCTGGTGTATACGGCGGTAGCTAGATGAAAATATTTATATGCTGCTTGATACTACTTATTCCGACATTCGCTATCGCAGGCACCTTCCCGGGAGGGTCGAGTTCGTTAGTAGATGCGGGTGCTGATTCTGCTCGGCCACAGAATCCCAATATTATATTCATAATGATGGATGACATCGGTAGGGAGCAATTCCCTCAATTGGGAGCACCTTGGGTGGGTGATGGGTCCGCATCCTTCTCTGGTTCCTCGCTAGGGAACAATTACGAGGTACAAGTAGCGGGGGACTTTCCCAACCTAAACACCATGCTGGCGAACGGTATTAATTTTACCGGGATGTGGTCGAGTTCTTGGTGCAAAGCGTCCCGTGAAATGCTGAGAGTTGGCTGGCCTGGGTTCGGGTCTTTAGGAACTACTACTACTAAATCTCATATTCAAGCAGCAACCGGATCAGCTTATAAGATTTACCACTACGGCAAGAATACGATGGGCGAAGAAGACGGCTCTGACGAGGACTTCCCTTTCCCTGCCGAGTCGCAGGCTGTTGCCCTAGGTGGGGGGTACGGCTGGTCAGATAACGGCACTTACACGCTTCCAGTATCTGACACAGAATTGTGGACTCTTGATGGTGAACAAGTCATGTTCAATGATGAAATAGGCTTCATCGAAGCGATGGACTTTATTAACGATTTCTACAACGTATCCCCTGGTGACTCTAATTGGTTCCAACATATGACTGGTCAACCGTTCATGTTGACGATCAGTACATATGCAGCACACGGACAGGGTGGTACTGATTGTGTCCATAACAGAACAGCGACCAACGGCTATGTGTACCCAACCAGCGACCAGACAAGTAGTGTCACAAACCTTCCACTGCCCACCGTCACCCCTTCCCCTCCTCCTGGGCCTACTCCAAATTACAACAGTACATCTAACCCTACCTATGCAGCTTTGAGTGCGGGTGCGAATAGAGATTGGTGGAAAATTTGGTACGACTGCCAACGCACACAGCTTGAATTCGTAGACGACTACTTGGGTAAAATAATTAGTTGGCTTGGTCCCCACGGTCTTAAGAACACCTATATTATCTTCACGGGTGACAACGGGACAACTTCAGACCAAATAGCACTCAGAACAAACCTTATTAGGCCAGCGAGTACTTCTATAACTGCTGAACCAACTGACGATGTTATAGATATAACAGGTGCTAGTTCTACGGCATCCACTACGGCTGCCGGAAAAGCCACAATCACAGAGACTGGTCTAAATGTACCATTCGTGGTCGCTTATGGTGGAATCCCTCAGAACTTGAGAAACACAACCTCTAAAGCCCGCCTAAACTTCGCAGACGTTGCTGAAACTATCGCCCAGCTTGTAAAGAGTAACTCGGCTGGGTACTTCTCTGGGGGTAGGAACTTCAAAAGTCTCCTAGATGGAACTGCCGGATCTGCGGATACCCTGTTTGGCTCTACTGTTGGAGTAGACCATTCTCAGCTTACGGGTGTAACCAGAGACGAACCAACACAGGTTTCTGCGGTCTTAGACCCCGACGCGGACGGTGACATTTATCGAGTTCTCAGATGGCCCGGAGAGAACAGCGCTAACTGTGACTATGTTCAGAACCTGGGCAGTGCACAGTGGTGGGAGAACTTGCGAGACGACACCTCTTCCGAAGTTGTTCAAGCTCGCGCTGATCTAGACGCAGCAATAGAGGCGGCGTTCCCTGGAGCTTACCCAGAGGACTCTGGATGTTTGTAGCGGTCCTATTTTTGCTATCTGCAATGGGGGCGAACGCAGACGATTCATCTGACGCACATAGGTATTGTATGGAAAGGTTTCAGGGCGGCCCCGCAGTGGCACTCAACAGTCGCTTCAGGCCCCTAGCAGGCTCCGAGGAAGAGTGGGACAGGTTGGTGAGCGTGATCCTAGAAACGTGGCATGAGGCGTGTTTCAGCTTGCTGGGCGTGCGAGACAACCGAGAGGAGGAAGATCAGATGCCCTGGAAAAGCCCCGGTTTAATTTGCAAGGAGAAGACATAAATGTCAAGTGTGAGTCAGATGACCTTCTGGAGTACCGTAACCCTGATGGCGTCTGCCATAGGGGGCATTCTTATACTCGCATCAACTCATGCTGGTGAACCAAGGCACTCTGAGGCGGCAGACGAAAGTCAGGTTTCAGCGTTAGAGGTGAGGGTTGAGCGGGTAGCAACGACTGTTGAGCATAATAGTGAACTTCTCAGTGAGCTTAAGGATGAGATAAAGTATATAGCAGAAGAGCAAAGGACGTATTCAAAGGAAATACTTAGTGCCATAAGAACCAGCAGGGATTGAGAATGGACTCAATATCTTCTGGCAATGGCGATCAGAGGGAAATTGGTGCTAGGTTTCAGGAGGTTCTTGAACTAAGGCACGATATAAGAAACGTAAGGCAGGTGATAGTATCAATTGAATCACAGTTGAGAGAACAGGAGAGGATGATATTTGAATTAAAATCTGACGTATTGCAGATTAGGACGAAGGTTATGACATCCCTTGCAGTTATAGTTGCTTTTCTTTCTATGTCTGCATGGGCACTTGAATGGTTTTTAAAATAAAGTATGGAGATTTTTTACAATGGAAATTGAAGCAATGCTATCTGCATTACATCTTGCCGGTATAGATACTAACATTGTTGGCTATATTGGAGTCGGGTTTATATGTACAAAGCTTTTACTTAAAGTGCTTTCTTCTGTAGACCCAGATGGGAGGATAGGTGGGACTGCCAAGAGCGTTGATGGTGCTATAGGCATGAAGACTGTCAGGGGAGTTGGGGCGAGTATAAAGAAGATTAAGGAGAAGAAGAATGTTTAAAAATATTATACTTTCATTTGCTATATCTTTACTATTGCCAAGCTTTTCAAGCTCTGAGTTGTATGCTGACCCGCCAATAGAGAAGCAAGTAGTAAGGGACGGGACTATAGACCTCAGAATATTAACCATCGGTAAAAAAACTTCTATTAACATTGGTATAGCGGGCATAGGTTTCAGGGTAGATCCATACGACTGGTCAGAGATTGACCTTGAGCCGACGTTTGTTAATTCTGGAATAATTCTTTGCACAATTCCGTATTTTAATGAAATATTTAGAACAAGTTGCGATTAATACAATATGGCTATATCAACTACTAAGACATTCAATCTAGACATAGGTGACCTCATAGAGGATGCATCATCCTTGGCTGGATTTGACGCTAAGACTGGTTTTGATATACGTGTTGCTAGCAGGTCTTTAAACTTATTACAACTTGAATGGTCTAATCTTGGCATAAATCTTTGGCAAATGGAAGAGAAGGTTTGGAGTGATCCTAGTGACGATGATATAGTGACCTTGACTAAGGGTATATCTGATTACAATGTGAACGAAGACACTATATCTATATTGGATTTGTCGTTAAGGACAGATCACGGTACGTCTGAGCAGGTTGATTATACCATGACTAGGATATCTCAACCAACATACTCCTCCATAGCTTCGAAGAAGCAAGAGGGAAGACCGTTGCAGTATATGTTCGATAGAAAGGAAGTTAAGAATTACAGCCTTGCATCACCTACGACGAGACACAGTGTATTCAAGCTTTGGCCTGTTCCTGACGAAAGCAGTAAGTATTCATTGGTATACTGGAGGATGGCAAGGATGTCAGATGCTAGCGGAAACCTAGATGTAAACATAGAAGTCCCAGATAGATTCCTTCCTGCCTTAGTTCATGGGCTAGCATTCAACTTGGCAAAAAGAAGTGACATTGGAAATATAAGGGCAGGTGCCCCCATATTATTCAGTGAATACAACAGACTTCTCTCTATGGCCCTAGAGGAAGATAGAGTCAAGACTAGCCTCGTACTTTCACCAAGAGCGCATAGGAGTGTCTAGTTTTTCATCTGAAAAGAATGCAATAGGTATATGTGATAGGTGCGGCTTAACTTATAAATTGGCAGAATTGAAACATGAATCTAAAAACTATAAACTATCCAGTATTAGGGTTTGTACAGATTGCTTTGATATCCAAAATCCTCAAGGTCTGTCAAATTTATTCAATGGGTCGGACGGTGGTTCATTGAGAGATCCTAGACCTGACACAGGGAAGGATGCTAGTAGGACCTTGGATTTAGATGCTTGGAACGAAAAGTATGGAGGATAGATAGATGCCTACTGTCGGCACTAAGAGATTCGGTTACGGGGATAAGGGCAAAAAAGAAGCTCTTCAGTATGCGAAGAGAACTGGTCAAGAAGTTGAGTACAAGGATGGATACTCCGATGGAGGATCTGTTGGGTTAGTCCATATACAATCAATGGACAAGCAGAAAGACAAATACATGCCTAAAGGCGTGAGGCCAGCGAAGGGTTCTGATCCGTCCTATGCTGGTCGTGGATGTGGAACCAGGGGTATGATAGGATCAACCAAGAGGAATATTTCGTAGATGGCCTTTCCTGCCACATCAGGCACTAGCAACCCAATTGCTCTCTCTGACTTCAAGAATTTAGTTTTTAACTTCTTGGAGAATAATGAAAGTTCGTTCTCTACGAATCTAGATGTATTAATAAGGATTGCTGAAGACTTCATATGGGGTGTCGTAGGAGGATATAGGACTAGATTCAAGTCTTCGGAGTCTGGCAGCTTCACTTTGGGAGATGTAAACTTAGATATAAAATCTGATCCTCCGACAAGTGGTAACATAAAGGACCTGCTATCTGTTGACGTTTCAGGAGCCATACTCTTTCCTGGTACCGGCCTGGAGGCGATATCTTGGGTTCCATTGCAGTTAAGAGATTATGATTTCGTAACTCAGTCTTTCAATTTATCAAACGACCCTTCAGTAATTGGTTACGCTCAAGGTCGTCCTAGGTATTATGCTATTGACCCGTTACTAAGTTCATCAGACTCTGACGAAAATCAAGACACTATAAGAATTATAGTATCTCCCAGGCCCGGTAGCGCTGGGATTAGGTACAGATATTCATATACTAAATTTCCATTATCCTTGGTTGACGTTACAGAAGGTGAGGGTACATGGATAAGCAGGAATTATCCAAGTGCCCTACTATACGGTGTATTGTATCATGGATATTTATACGAGAAGGGTGAAGCGCAACTTATGGCAGAGTATAAGAAGTTAATGCAAGAGTCATTAGTGCTTGTAGCAAGCTCAGTTCTGTCTAATGACGTTAGCGAATACGAGAAAGGTACTTCTATCGACACAGGAGCAGGGGAAATTGCTTAATATTATATTTACATTTGAGAGGATTGGATAATGGCTTCAACGTGGGATAGTAATTTATTCTCGATAGAGAAAATGTCTCAAGGAGACAAAATTGGAACCTGGGGCGATGTAACCAATCTCAACTGGGAGAGTATACAGAGGTCTATAGGTTATAGGACTGAGATAGATATAGATAACCTAGAGGCCGGTGGCAGTAGTACATATGTTAAGGCTGGCAGCACTGGTACATTGACATTGCTTCTTCCTGATTCGACTAGCCCAACGTCTGGCACCGATGATGCAAAATCTAGATCTTGCTATATATCCGTTACTGGCGTAGGCCAGGGTGTGGATGAAGTGATACTGAGAGTATGCGGTAACGCTTCTGGGGACAAGGTTGACAGGGTTTATTTCATAAGGAATAATTTGAGCGATACGCAGCAGCCGTTCAATCTGTTAAACGTCAGGAATGCTGGTGCAGCATCGGGGATTGATATAAAGCGTGGTAATACCGTAGCTCTCTCGTTCAGTTCCGACACAGGTTTAGACGATATAGTCAATGTCCTATCTACCGTACAGGTTGACGAGGTAGATTTTTCAAATGCATCAATAGGGGAGATCACACTACAGGAGAAGCAGGCAGCCGCCCTCAAGGCCAATCAGTACAAAGAAGATAATACCACGAAGGAGGTGTTGTCAGTCGATACAAGGCAAGGCGTTACATCCGTAACAGGGGTTGCTGCTGGGTCTGGCTATACGGAGGGTGAGTATGATCTTATATTCAGCGGAGGAGGAGGAGGATCTGGGGCCAAGGGGACATTCACTGTTAGCGGTGCAGGCAATGTATTAATTGCCACAGGAGATATTGTTGTAACCGAGCAAGGGACTGGCTATACATCAGCGCCTACTGTCTCATTTGCGAATGCTACCACTAGCGGTACTGCTGCGACAGCAACTGCTGTAATAGGAGAAGCTTCAGTAGTAGATCTTACATCATCTACAACCAAGATAACGAAAGGGATAATTGAGCAAACTAGGATAGGGGCTACAACCCCCCTGTCTGGTAAGTTTACAACATTAGAGAGTACCAAGGACGCGACAGTTGGAGGAAATTTAAGTGTTAGTGGGAACACGACTCTTGGGTCCGACGCTACAGACACTGTTACATTCACTGGTAGCTTTGATGGGTCTTTGACGCCGATAGATAATACAACATCGCTCGGGTCTGAATCCTGGGCACCAACTTCACTGGCTGGATTCAAAACTCTCTACCTTGACTCCGCAACTGATCCAAGTGTCTCATTCTACGAGTCCACACTTGCTACGCAAGTTGCAGAAGTTAAATATGAAGCAAATATATTCTCCATAAAGACTTCCCCAGACTTACAGGCAGACGTAGATTCGGCAGAGATATTTTTCGATAACTTGGACCAAGCCGGTAACACCGCAGGGTTTGGCAATTTAATGTATAGAAAAGTAGAAGCTGGCGTTGGTACTACCTTGGAGTC